CACACAAACAATCAATCTACCATCCACAAAAGTGGTTCGGATTCCATCAGGAAGTCAATTGACAATACCGGGTGCAGCGACATATTACGACATCCAGTTAAAACTTGGGGCAACGGTTCTATCCGAGACATACCGAGTGAACCTGATTGACGAGTGTAGCAAATACGACACAACCGATTTGTTCTTCCTGAACTCGTTGGGAGGGTTTGACTCATTCCGATTCAATAGGGTGAGGCGTGACAATTACGACATCCAGCGAAAGCAATTCAAGTCCAACCCATACACATTGGGTGCGACATACGGTTACACCACATCGGCATTCAAGCAAAAGACCTACGACACGAATATGACTCACAAGGTCAAGATGTTCAGTAACTGGATCACCGAAGCGGAGAGCGAGTGGTTGCTTGACTTGTTTACATCTCCCGTTGTCTATGCTTACGATGGCACATTGGTGGCGGTGAATATAGACGCAACGACCTACGAAGTCAAGAAGCACATCCAAGACAATGCGTTCTTCATTGAGCTTGATATGTCATACTCTTTTGAATCAAAACGCCAACGCCAATGATAGAGATTTTGGTTGATGGGCAACCTTTGGATATTCTCCAAAACCCAAGCATATTGATTCAACGATCCATTGCTGACATCCGTGAACCTGAATCACGAGAGTCGGAGTGGACAAAGACAATAGAGATTCCCGGCACATCTGCCAACAACAAGATATTCTCTCACCTGTTTGAGGTAGAGCAAACCGTCTACGGCACATCGTTCAACCCAAACATCAAAGCGGATTGCATCATCTATGCAGACGGAGTTGAGCAGTTGCGAGGATTCTTGAGATTGATTTCCATCAAGGTGGATGACTCCACACACATCACCTATGAGGTAACTTGTCACGGACAATCAGCGGACTTCTTCACGACCATCGCAGAACGCAAACTGAATTTGTTGGATTTCAGCGAATACAATCACACCTTGTCAAGTGGTGTTGTCGTAGATTCTTGGTCAAACCAAATCATCAAGAACGGAACGACACAAGTATTCGCATATGGTGAAGGTTATTTGTATGCGATGATAGACAGAGGATATTCCAAAACTCGGAACATCACCGATTTCGCAGTCATTGGGATGACTCCTTGCTTGTATGCAAAGACCATCGTTGACAAGATATTTGAGAACGCTGCGTATACCTATACAAACGATTCATATTTCAATGATGACCGATTCAAGAGGTTGATTCTATCACCACCAAACGGATTGTCATTAGCAGCCACCACAATATCGGGAAGGCAGTTCCAAGCGTCACGCATCACAACCGCTCAAACCTTGCAGATTGGAACAACAATGATATTCCAAGATGACTCAACAGGTAGCAACTTTGACAATGGCAATGATTACAACAACACTACGGGCGTTTACACCGTTCCAGTATCGGGAAACTATGTGTTCAATGCCGACCTATCATTCCAAATCACTCCGATTCCTTTTAGCGTTTACACAAATGTCACAATGGAAATTGGAATCTATGTCAACGGGAAGTTGATTGACATCTCTTGGGAGAATGTTGGTGACTTTACAGGAATAATCAACTACACATCCTACATCACATTCCCAAATATAATTGTCAATGCTGGTGATTTAGTGACAATAAGATTCAAAGGATTCTACGATGGCGGTGCTGGTAGTTATTTGAGCAATGCACAATTCTCATTGGGACTTCTTACAACATCGGTATTTTGGAACGACCAAAATGCGACATCATTCGGTTATGGTGATGCAATTGACTTTGGCACATTCTTAAACTCCGAGCAAAAGCAAAGCGATTTGATGATGTCGTTTGTCAAGATGTTCAATTTGTATATTGAACCTGACAAATCCAATCCCAAGATGTTGCGTTGTGTTCCACGAGATGAGTTCTTTAATGGAGAGAATGTTGATTGGACTGCAAAACTTGACTACTCACAACCCGTTGAGATTGTGCCGATGGGAGAACTGGAAGCAAATCCTTATGTTTTCAGTTACAAGCAAGGTGCGGACACATCTAACAAAGAATATCAAGAGCTTTATCAATCAACCTATGGTTCACGCACTTATCAGGTGGACAACCAATTTATCAAGAATGAGAAGAAAATAGAAATCATCTTTACTCCAACACACATCAAGAACTATGACAACCGTCAAAGGAACTTTGTCTTGTCTTATGTGGAAGCGGAGAAGGATGGTGACCTTCGTATATTCTACTATAGCGGATTGCAGACGGGCGTGAGTTGGAAATTATACGCAAGTCCTGACCATTACTCTGTGAGAACAAGTTTGCCAATGACAATCCATTATGACTCATTGAGCAATCCAACCTTTGACATTCTTTTTGGGATGCCGAAGGAATTGGGTGTAGGTGCTGGGTATAGATACGGAAACTCCAACCTTGTAACTAACTTTTATTATCGGTTCTTGAGTGAAATCACCAACAAGAACTCCAAGATTCTACGAGCTTATTTCCGCATCACCCCGAAGGATTGGATCAACTTGAGATTCTCGGATTCATACTTCTTTGAAGGGCAGTATTGGAGGTTGAATCAAATCAGCGATTACAACCCAATTGAAAATGGAGTGTATTTGTGCGAGTTCTTGCTTCAGCAGTTTATTGAACCAGCGACCATCACCAACAAAACAATTGGAAGTGGTACAGGTGGAGGACAAAGTGAAGAAACCTACGGAGACATCTACCCAAGTGGTAGCAATCCTATCAAGCCCGGCATTCGGAATGTGAGTGTTGGCACAAGTGAGCAAACAGGTAATGGAGTTTTTGTAGGAACTGGAATCGTGCAGTCACCAACCAACACCGACAATTCGGGATTTGGTTTAAAGGATGTTGTTTTCGGAACTGATACGAGCGGAAGTGTGGCGTTGATTTGTGAGGACTTTGAGGTCAACAAATCGGACACACTCTATGTCGGCAATTACGAGATGTATCCATCATTCTTGAGTGGAGGTGCAGTTAAGACGGTAACAACTACAACAAGCGTGACCAAAGATGATTGGTTGGTTTTGTGTGATGCGACCGCTGGAGCGTTCACCGTGACTCTTCCCGATCCATCAGGATTGAGCGGAAAGCATTGGGTGTTTCTCAAAACAAATTCAGCACATTCAATCACGATTGCAACGGCAACAACTGCAACAATCAACGGAGTAGACGATGAGGTCATCAACAACCATTGGGAAAAGAAATGGGTTGTGTGTGATGGAACAAATTTCTACATAATAGGTAACGGATAAGATATGGCACTAACGGCAGCGATAGACCTAACGGTCAAAAAACCTGACTTCAAGTCAATGAAGGCAGAGATTAGAGAATTAACGGTTGCAGCACAACAAGCGGTGATGCAGTTCGGAGAGTTTTCACCTGAAGCCATCAAGGCAGAGAAGGCACTTGCACAAGCTCGTGACCGAATGGAGGACTTCAATGACCGAGTGAAGGCAGTAAACCCCGATAAGTTTGCTCAAATTAACACGGTTGTTCAAGGAGTTGCTCGTGGATTCCAAGCAGCACAAGGGGCAATGGCTCTCTTTGGTAGTGAAAGCGAGGACTTGCAAAAGACAATGGTCAAGTTGCAAGGTGCAATGGCATTGGCTGAAGGTCTTGAAGGGCTTGGAAAGGTTCAACAACAATTTGGGGCGATTGCAAAGAATATCAAAGGTGGTGTGATGAGTGCATTCAAGGCGTTGGGCAATATGTCAACACTTGCTTTGGGTGGTATTGGCATTGTGTTGACCTTAATCATAACCAACTTTGACACGCTGAAAAAAGCCATAATGTCTTTGATACCCGGTCTTGGTTCAATGGTCAAGTTTGTGGGTGGGTTGGTTCAGCAGTTTACGGATTGGGTGGGTATCACATCGGCACAAGACAGGGCGTTGGCTAAATTGAACAAGACAACCGAGAGAGCGAATGACCAACTTGACCGAGAGATTGCATTGCTGAAGGCGAGAGGGGATGAATTGGGTGTATTTAACAAACAACGAGAGAAGTTGCAAAACGATTTAGCATTGGCAAGAGCAAACATCGGGAAGAACAACGAAAAGGCGTGGGGCAAGATAATTGATGACACAAAGAACGCACTTGAAGTGTTGGAAATTGAGGAGCAGAACTACATCAAAGACCAAGCAAAAGCACAAAATGATGCAAACACCGAAGCTGGGAAGAAAAGAAAAGCGGAAAAAGACAAGCAAATCGCTGATGAATTGCAGAGACAAAAAGAACTTGAAGCCATAAGAGTCAAAGCACAGGATCAAATAATTTCTGCGGAACTTTCTGCAAATGATGCAGCAAGAGCGTTGAGGTTGGCACAAACAACGGATGAAGGAGAGAAGTTGCAAGTTGAATATGAAAACCAACTGGCAGCATTACAAGAGGCACATATTCAAGAGCAGATTGCAAACGCTGGTAATGCCGAAGCACTTGCGTTGATTGACAAAAAATATGCAGACCTTCAATTGTTAGCAACCGCAGATTTGGATCAAAAGGAGTTTGATTTGAATCAAAAAAATGTTGATGCTCAAAAGAAAGTTGATGACGAAATAATAGAAAATAAGAAGAAGAATTTAGATGACCTGAAGTTAATAGAAGAAGCCAAGAGACAACTGGTGGTTGATTCATTAATGGGGACTTTGCAAATTTTACAAGATTTGAATAGTCAGCACGATGAACTTTCCGAAGCCGCAGCAAAGAAATCATTTGAAAGAGCAAAGGCATTGAGCATTGCTGAAGCATTAGTATCAACTTATTTCACTGCACAAAAAGCATATGAAGGGCAATTCAAACCAGCCGATACAAGTTCTCCAATTCGGGGTGCTGTTGCAGCAGGTCTCGCAGTTGCACAAGGTTTGGCAAAAGTGGCAATAATCAAAAACAAAAATTACAAGTCCAAATCGGAGGGTTCTGCATCTACATCTTCAGGAATGAGTGCTGGAGGTATGAGTCAAATTTCTGCTCCAAGAGTCAGCTCAACATTGCCACAAGTCAGCGGATTTGAGCAGAGAGTATTTGTGACCGAAGGGGACATATCACGCACACAAGCAAGAGTCGGAAACACCAAAAGAGTGTCCGTTGTGAAATAACGCTATTTGAATACGATGAAACTACCAGTTTACAAATTAGACATCAACGAATGGGACGAAGAGACCGGCATTGAGTTTGTCTCTCTCGTGGAATCTCCAGCCATACAAAAGGACTTTCTTGCATTTAGCGAAACACCTATCAAGTTTGCCATCCAAGACGAGGACAAGAGAATCGTTACTGGAGCAGCGATGATTGCCGACCTACCCATCTATCGCAGAGACGATGTGCGTGGTGAATACTATGTGGTATTTGACAAGGAGAGCATCTTCAAGATTGCAAAGAAATGGGCAAGGGGCAACAAGTACGATGCAGTCAATGCTCATCACCGCACTCCGATAATGGATGGCGTGAGCTTGTTTGAATCATACATCATTGACCGGGAGAGAGGCGTGATGCCACCGAAGGGATTTGATGAGGTTGCTGACGGATCGTGGTTTGTTTCCTACCTTGTAGACAATGACGATGTATGGGCAAGAGTCAAAGAGGGTGAGTTCAAAGGGTTCTCGGTTGAGGGCGTTTTTGATTTCCCTGAAGAGAAAGATGAACAAATACTTGAGGCGATGAAAGAAGTCCTTTCCAAATGGAACGGCAAGTAAAATTGCAACACCGAAACATAAACTCTAATTTATACCAAATGAACTCAAAAGAAGTATTAACCGAAATTAGGTCTTTGTTGGGATTCTCAACTGAAGAACCTACTACTTCCGTAGAAATGGCTACGGCTACATTAACTGACGGAAGTGTTATTGAATGGGACGGCGAATTGGCGGTAGGAACTGCCATCTTCGTTCAAACTGCCGAAGGCAACATCCCAGCACCTGACGCAACTCACGAAGTTGAAGGTGGTTTGTTGGTTACAACTGAAGGTGGTTTTGTTACTGAAATCGTAGAACCCGAAGTTGAGATTGAAATTGAAGCCGAAGAGTTCGCAACCGTTAGTGCATTCAACGACACCGTTTCCAAGTTGGAATCTGCAATCGCTGAATTGTCTGCAAAGGTTGAGTCATTGACTGCATCAAACATCAAACACAAAGAAGCTATGAGCAAAGCAATTGACCTAATTGAGAAGGTTGCTGACTTGCCAAGCGAAGAACCCTTGAAAGCACCTGTATCTACCAAAAAGAACGACCGCTTTGAAGCACTTAAAAAATTCAAAAACTCTATAAACAAATAAAACTATGTCATTTTCAGTAGGATCACTCGCTAACTACACCAACGAACAGTCAACTGATTTGTTGGTTAAAGCATTGTTCGGAAGCAAAACTTCTTCAACTTTGCAATCTGCTAACCAAGTTCAGGTAGGTGTTAAATCAGCATCTGCTTTGAACATTCTTGCTTCAACCGTTTTCTTTCAAGCCGATGGTTGTGGTTACAACCCATCAGGTACAACTGCCTTCACTCAAAGAAACATCACCGTTGGTGCAGTAAAAGTTGAAGAAACTTTGTGTCCAAAAACTTTGGAAGCCAAATGGATGCAAACCCAAATTATGCCCGGTTCACCAACAATGATTCCATTTGAAGAGCAAGTAGGTGCTGAAAAAGCTGCCGTTATCGCTCAAACTTTGGAAGTTGCAATGTGGCAAGGTGACACCGCAAGTGGTAACCCTAACTTGAGTCGCTTTGATGGTTTCAACAAAATCATCGCTGCTGCGTCTCCAGTATTGGCGAACTCTGCTCCAACCACTTTCACTTCAATCACCGCTGCAAACATTGATGACATCTTGGATCAAGTGTATGCTAACATCCCTGCTGCCGTTGCAGAGAAGGATGACTTGGTTTGCTTCTTGGGAATTGATGCCTACAAGTTGATGTTGGTTAACTTGAAGAATGCAAACTTGTTCCATTATGTTGCAGATGCTGCACAAACTATGGAAATGGTTTACCCCGGTACAAATATGAAGTTGATTGCCGTAGGTGGTTTGAATGGAACAAGCAAGATTGTTGCTGGTTCTTTGTCAAACTTCTTTATGGGAACTGACTTGATTGACGAGCAAGAAGAAGTGAAGATGTGGTACTCTATTGATAACGATGAAGTACGAGTTCGTTTCACTTTCAAAGCTGGTGTTCAGGTTGCTTTCCCCGGAGAAATCGTTTACTTCACCCTTTAATCCATTAAGATATGCCTTGTTTACTTACTTCAGGATTCGCCCTTGACTGCAAAGATGCAGTAGGTGGCATCAAAAGCATCCACTTGATTAACTGGGCAACTTCAGGATTCACCGTTGCAAGTGGAGAAGTTACCGCAACAAGCGTTGCAAGTGGTAGCGTGTATACTTACGAACTTCCCAAAGCAACTGGATCACTTGTTATCACCACAAATGTGAGTGTTGAGAATGGCACATCCTTCAATCAGTCGGATGTTGCTTTCAAACTTCGCAGATTGTCCACAACCAAAAGAAATGAAATGAAATTGTTGGCACAAGGCAGATGTTTCTGCATCGTGAAAAACAACAACGATGAATATTTTTTGGTCGGTAAAGAGTACGGATGTGATGTGACCGCTATGGTTGCAAACACCGGTACTGCGATGGGTGATTCAAATGGATATGAGGTTACCTTGTCAGCGATTGAAGCGGAAGCACCTTACAAATTGCAGAGTTCAGTTGTTACCAGTTTAGGTATCTAATTGGTTCTTGATTCATAGGAGAAAGAGGGAGGGCAAATGCTCTCCCTTTTTTGTTACATAAA